CGCTGCAAAGTCAGGCTGCTTGATAAGGACCGGACTGAAGTCGAGGTACTCGTATCGAGGACACAACAAGAACAGTCGCGACTATACGTACCGCAAGCATGGAGACAAGGTCGAAACCTAGCTAATGTTGCACGGGACCGACGCTGGGCGTCTGCGTCTCTCAACCGGTTCGTAGAGGGAGAATCCCTCTCGCGTGCTGCTCGGAAGGTGGCTAATAAAGGTGGTGTCGACCCTTACCTCTTATACCGCTTCGCTCGAACTGTCACTCACGACACTTCCCTCATTTCCGACGAACCATGCCACCCCGTGGCTACGGTCGCCATCCCTGAAAGAAGTGAAAAGGTCAGAGTGGCATCGATGCATCCCTCCTATCTGACGCACTACTCGCGTTGTATTGCCGAGTATACCTTACCCTTCCTTAAGTGGTTTGGCGCGTCCAGGGACATCCTCAGGGGCAAACAGATCCGTCTAAAGGGCACCGCGAAAGCGAAACTCTACTCGGCTGACCTCTCAGCTGCGAGCGATTGGATTCACCATCGCGTCGGACGATCTGTTCTCGAAGGACTCCTCACTGGGTTAGGAATGCCGAAGCAAGACATCGAAGCAGCACTGCGATGTTCAGAAGGTTACAAGATCCGGGGCTCCAAGAAGAACGACCACAAGACAACAAAGAGAGGTTGTCACATGGGTCTCGGTTCAACTTGGACGATCCTGAGTATCCTGAACATATGGGCAGCAGTGAACGCAGGGGCAACACCCGGATCCTTCCGGGTTTGCGGAGATGACCTTATCGGACTCTGGGAACCACATGTGGTCGAAGAGTACGAACGCCTACTCCAGCAAATCGGACTAAAGCTCAACAAATCGAAGTGCTTCTATGGTCCGTCTGGTGTGTTCTGCGAACAGCTCGTGATGTCTAAGGTCTGTAAAAGAGGAAAAGGAACTACGGCTCAGTCTCTACGGGTCACCAAAATTGGCGAGGCCGTGCCTAAAGGACCCCTGACCCCTCAGGAAGCGGAACGGATAGATTGGATCGCAAGAACGAATCGTTCAAGCATCGCGCGCCTAGCGCGTCATAGCTTAAAACGAGTCGATACTCGCCTTCCATCCGGTCCTGCTAACGTCGGGTGCTCAGGTTTAGGCAAGCCAACCAATGGCCAGTCGCTCCGGCTCCTCACAAACCTGCTTCAGCAGGGTACTACTAGTGCTCAACAAGCCCAAAAGCGCGACTTGTACAAGTACTGGATTCCCACTATCGCTAGCAAGGT